ATTTTTCATGATATCATTTACATAATATTTCGTGGCTGAGAAAATTTGAAAAAATCTCTCGACCATGAAATATTATGTAAATGGAAAAATCATTTTTTGTTCTTTTGATGTGGTTAGACAATATAAATTAATAATTTTCTAATGGGAATTTATTTATTAGTAAGAAATTTCAACTCAAATGTTTAGAGGAAAAAATATAAAAAATATTTTATATTATGGAAATATCGAATAAATGTACTAATGAAAATATAAATGTAAATATAAATATAAATGATAATGATAATAATATAAATGAAAAAAATAATAATTTTGTAAATAAGCAGAGAATATTTTTATTTGATATTGATGGTACATTATCATTACCGAGAAAAAAAGTTGAATCTGAAATGATTGAAACTTTGAATAAATTAAAAAAAATAGCTTCTGTTGGACTTGTTGGTGGAAGTGATTTTCATAAAATTAGAGAACAAGTTGGAGATAATATTTTAAATGAATTTGAACATATTTTTTCTGAAAATGGTCTTGTATATTATAAAAATGGAAAATTAGAACATATTGAAAATATACGAAATTATTTAGGGCAACAAAAATATAATGAATTTATTTCATTTTGTATGGAATATATAGGTAAATTAAAATTACCTTGTAAGACTGGAAATTTTATTGAATTAAGAAATGGAATGATAAATATATCTCCAATTGGTAGAAGTTGCTTACAACAAGAAAGAGATGAATTTGAAATATATGATAAAAAACATAAAATAAGAGAAAAAATGATAAATGTTTTAAAGGAAAAATTTGAACTTTTTAATTTACAATTTTCAATAGGTGGTCAAATTTCAATGGATGTTTTTATAAGAGGATGGGATAAAACATACTGCTTGAGATTTTTGAAAGATTATGAAAAAATCTATTTTTATGGAGATAAGACAGAAAAAGGTGGAAATGATTATGAAATATTTGTACATCCAAGAGTAATTGCAAAAAAGGTGGGTTGTCCATCAGATACTATGAAATATATTAATTCATTTTTATAAAAATAAAATATATTTATTAAAAATTGTTTTTTATTGAGATTTTTTTCTTATTGGTATATATATTGTTTCTTCAGATTCGGTCTTTGTAAAATCATTAGTCTTTATTATTTCATTTTGATTTGTCATTGAACTTTCATATATTGCTGATTTTATAGTTTCTTTCTTTTGTAATTCTTCCTTTTCATATTTTTCTTTATTTTTTGATGTATAAGATGCAGCTAATACACAACCAACAACAATAACAACAACAACAAATATGACAATAACTACAATAACAGCTATAGTTCCTTTTTTGAATTGAGATTCATTTTGATCTATTGTTTTTTGACATTTTTTATCATTTTGTTCTTCAGTTTGCAATTGTATTGGTTTTAAATTATTTCCTGTAGAATAAATATTCATTTTTTTTTAAATCAAATTTGATTTTCTAAAAAATGGATTCAAACAATTTCATTATATAAAACGATATATAATTTTTTATTAATTTAATTTAACTAAACTTTTTTCAGACAAACTTTAGAAAAATCAATAATTTTAATTTATTACCCAATTTCAATATTTAAAATAACAAAATATAAATGGATAAAGAAAAAAAATGGCAATCTTTTCCCCTAATTTTGGATCAACTCAATCCATTTCAAATATATGGAATAGTAGCAGGAATAATATCCATTGGACTTATAATAGCAATCACCATTATAGCATTTTATACTGTACCAAAAGATTCTACTGTCGAACCTCATTTTGATTTGCAAATGTAATAAAAAAATTTATTTTATTATTATTTTTTAAGTAAAATTATTAGTTAACTGATTTTGGTATAACTCTACATTGTATATTTATTTCTAAATCAAATGATAAATTAATATTTGATTGTCCAATTGGAAATTTTACATTTTGATTTTCTATTGTTTCTATTGTTTCTCTAACAACATGATTAATAGGATATATAATATTATTATTAAAATTATCATGCGAAATATTAGATGCATTAGATACAAATGATTGATCATAAGATTGATCTTGTTCTATTTGCTCTATTTGTTCATTTTTTGGAGATAATAATTTTGGAATTTCTTCTTCAATAATATTTTCATCATTTTCATATTCACCTTTATCAATATTTTCATCATTTTCTTCTTTTTTTTGTTGTTCTGAAGAATTTTCTAAATTTTGAAATGATACATTCTTTTGTGATTTATTTTCTTTTGGAATAATGGATTTATTCTCAAATGATCTAGGTTTTTGTTGATTTCCAATAAATGGTCTTGGTCCACATGCAAAAGGTCTAGAAGAATGAGGTTTATCTAATACATTTGGTGGAAAAGCTAATTGTGATCTTCCAGGTATTTGTCTTGGTTTAGCCAATTCATCTAATTTTATATCTTGATTTGTATAATCAATTTCATCATGTAATTCTTTATCTTTTGAATGAGAAATATCAGATGTAGATCTTGGAGATATATTTAATCTTTTTAAATCATTTTCATCTCCTTCAGATAATGGTTTAGGTAAATGTTGGTTATTTGTTCTAATAAATGGCTTAGAAATTGTTCTTTTTGTTATTAAATCAACTTCTTCTTTACCACTTTTATTATTATTATCTTCAAGCGATATAAAATGTTTTCCTTGTTCGTTTTCATCATTTTCATCAATATCTTCAGATTTTTTGCCAAGAATTTCATCTTTCATTCTTTGACTAATTTTTTCAATAGAAGAATCAAAGAATGCATTTTTTTGATCATAATCAGAACCAACAATCGCCAAATAATCTTCAGCAACAACTACTTTTTCTTTATTAGCAATTACTTTTTCTTTATTAGCAATTACTTTTTCATCTATTATATTTGTTTTTTCACAACAAACTTCATCTTTTGAGCATTCTTTTGTTTTTTCTATTTCAATTACAGTATCATTTTCCTTATTTATGACATTTTCCATACTTTCCATTTTTTTATTCAATATATATTTTTCAAAAATGGATCTATTTTTTTTCAGAAAAAACGAAAATATTTTTTATATAAAATATTTGAATAGAGAAAAAAAATATTTTATAAATGGAATATGATGAAGAATTAAATATTAAACTAAATAATGAATTTAATGATTTTATTGAATTTATGATACAATATAAAAATTTAGAAGAAAATAAAGAAAAAAATTTATTTCATATTATTTTCATTTTGTTTGGATTAGAATTAAATCAAAACAATTTTGAAAATATTAAATCTTTATTTAATTATATTTATCAATTAGATGATATAATTTATAAATTAATTATGAAATACATTCAAGATCAAGATAATGAAAATTTGGAAAAAAAACTAAGATTTCATTTAAGATGGAGAAAATCATTTATTAGTAAATTAAAAAAACAATTGTTAATTTAATAAAATTTTATTATTTAAATAATTTAAATGATTTAATAAAATTTATAAATGATTTAATAAAATTTTATAAATGATTTAATAAAATTTAAAATTATTAATTTATTAATTCTTTTATAAAACCTTGATCATTTATTAATATTTGTTTTATTTTTGGTTTTTTATCCTTATATAAAAATTCGAATAAATGATTCATTATCCATAAATGAAATCTTTCTAATTTTTCAAAACTAATAAATTCCATTGTAAATGATTTTAAATACATTCCAATTTTTCCATTTTTTGTTATAATCATTAATATTAAAGGTAATCCAATAGAAGATTGTTGTTGTTTTGTAGATTCTTTCATATTTTTTGTTGGTGCATTACATTCTATAATAATTGCATCTTCATCTTTTTCAATTGGATTAAATAATTTCATTTTAATTATTGAATTATCTAATGTATTTTTTAATCTCGATTCAAATTTTCCAATTGTTTTATATAAATTTTCTAAATCAATCATATATTGATCATTTTTTATTTTTGGAATTTTTATTAATGTTTTATCTTGAATATTTGATATTTCTATTGATATTAAACCCATTATATTTAAACATGTTGGTTCTTTATATTGAATATTTAAAAATCCAGCTTCATTCAATAAATAAACAAATTTTTTTGTTCCTAAAATTAATGTTTCTTTAGAATTACATCCACTTATAATGATCTTTCCTTTTTGTGTTATTGTGAATAAACAACATGGATTTTCTAATTCAATACTTAACATATTTTTCTCATGATGAAATATTGAATTTGGAAAATGATAACATAAAGAAGAAAGATCTAATTTAATTTTATATGATTGTAATAGTATTCCCCAATAATTTTTCATTATAAATGTATTAGATTCTTTTAAAACTTGAACAATTCTCTTATCTCTAAAATTTCCCTTTAATAATCCATCTTTTAATCCATTTTTTTGTACTTTTTCAGGTAATTCCCATTCTTCTCTAGAACTTTCAATTGATTCTAATCCAACTAATTTATTTTTATCTTTTATTTCGTCTTTTACTTCATTTATTGAAATTGATTGTTTTATAATTAATGGTGATTCTATATGAATATTTGATTTCATTAATTCCGTAGGATCATTTTCAATAGATTTTGACACAATAGATATTTTTTCTTCTATTTTATTCATTTTATTCAATTTATTCAATTTATTTTCAATTTGTTTTTTTGGTTTTGTTTTTTCATTGGATAAAGATAATTCTTTAGAAATATTTTTTAAAAATGGTTTAATTTCTTTCTCTTTTTCTTTATTTTCTTCACCATCTTCTTCATCATCCTCATCATCTTCATCACTATAATTACTTTCATCATCTAATTCTTCTTCTCCTTCATCAATTTGACTTATTTCTTCAAAATTTTTTAGTGATTGATTTTCTGAATTTACACTAGAATAATCAGAATTTGAATTTTGACTATTATCACTATTTGGAATAGCTGTTGAAGGATTAATTGATTTTAAATCATATTCATTATCTGAATCCATTTTACTAAAAAATTATTGAAATTTCTCTCTTTTAAAATGGTTTTTATTAAATGAAAATAGTCATGACCTTAAAATATATTCTTTTTATATAAAACATATTAATAAATGAAAAAAATAATGAAATGAAAATAATTTGCCTTTTTTTAATATTAATTACAATTTAATTTTATTGCTTCTTGAATAGAATTTTGAATTTCAATTACAGAAGGCATATCTTTTAATTCACCACTTCTATTTAATTGAGAATGATAATAAAATCCATGTAATAACAATTTTAATTTAAATTCATTTGCTTGATTCGTATTATCAAATTTAAAATCTACATCTCGTCTTTCTCCATTATAAATTCCATTTTCTCCTGTTGGTATTCCAAATGATTCACGAGCTAGCTTATCTAATTTGCTATCAATATCAAATGTATCCTTTTTTGCAGATAAATAATAAAAACTTTGGACTATTTTTCCTTCAATTACTTCTTTTTCATATTGAAAGAAAGCCCCAATACATTTTTCACAATCATTTAAATTTGGCATTGAACTATTGAATAATGATGTAGATTGCAAATCAATATCCATTCTTATACAATAAAAGAAATAATATTTTTTTAGAATTTACTCTAAATTTGTTTTCTGTTTCATTAAAAAGAAAAATTGAATTCATTTTTAAATGAAATTTTTATTAATATTACAACATTTTTTTTAAAATTAATTCTTTTGAGATTAATTGTAAACAATTACATTGAAAGTTTTTTTTAAATGAACTGAATATTTATACATTAACGCATTTTTTACAAATCTATTTTTTTAACAATATTTCTATTTAATTATTATATATATATATATTTAATTTAAATATGGATTAAAATCATTTACATTTTTTTGTACTTTTATAATATTTTTTTGCAATTCCATATTTTTTGTTCTAAATGAATTCAGAATATTAACATCTAAACTTTCTTCATTTAGAAAACATAAAACTAAATATCTAAATAAAAATTTTTTAAATAAGGTTTTACATTTTATAAAATATTGTTTTTCCAATATTAATTTTCTGAAATTGGTATCGATTGATCTTTTTTTTAATTCTACATTTATATTACATTTTCTAATTCCCAATTCATTCATCAACTTGATATCATTATTATCATTATCATTATTGCGAACATTATTATTATCATTATTGCGAACATTATTTGAATTGAATTGATCTTTTTTAAGATTATTTGAGTTGATTTTTTTTTCCATTATTGATACTTTTTTTTAAAAAACAATTACGATACTAATTTGTATATTCTTTTAATATAATTCCTTTTTGAAACAAAAGGAATGTTGCTAATTGTACAATTGAAAGATTATGATAATTTACGAAAAATAAATATTTTTATTTATAAATTAAAAAAATATTCATTTCTGGGAATTTCAAATGATTAAATGAAAAATATTTAATAAATGAAAAATATAATTTGGTTTTAAATGAAAAAAAATAATTTATTGATTTAATTCAATTATTTTTTGTAGATTCCAATCTGTTTTTTAATGATTGATTTTCTTTTAATAAATTATCTATTTTTTGTTGCATTTCTTGCATTTTTGGATTATCAAAATTCATTGATCCTTTCTTTGTTCCAGTTACATATTCATGATTTCTGTTTTCAAAAAAGTTTCCTCTTGTTTTTAAATCTAATAAATCCATCCATTGAAATGGATTCATTACATTAAATAATGGTTTTTCTCCCAATTTTTGTAACCAATAATCTGCTACATATTCAACATATTTTGACATTAATTCTGTTGACATTCCATTCAATTTATCAGGTAAAGCTTCTTGTACAAATTCCTTTTCTCTTTCAACGGCAGTAGAAAATATTAATTTTATTTCTTCTGATGTTAATTTTTCAGAATCATCTAATGCCAAATATAATGCAACATTTTCTTCTGCATGAGTTGATTCATCTCTTGCAATAAAATCATTTGATTTCATTGTTCCTGGTAATAATCCCTTTTTATAATGTCTAAACCAATATAATATTGCAAAAGCAGCAGAAAAGAATATTCCTTCTACACAAATAAATGCTATACAAGATTTAGCAAATGATCCACTTGTTTCTATCCAATCTTTTATCCATTTTTCTTTTTTTCCGACAGATTTATATGCGTCAATATCTTTTAATAATTTCTTTCTTTCTTTTGGATCTTTTACTAGAGTAATAATAATTCTTGCATAAGTAATTGCATGTATACTTTCAATAAATATTTGATATGCATAAAATAATCTTGCTTCTGGTATTTGTACTTTTGGATAAAAATTTAA